GTAGATGACACTTTCCTATCATTTGGTACTGATAAAGATGCTAAGATTGAATATGATGAAGATGGAGATAATGATGTAAAAGTTACTGGTGCTCAGTGGACTTATGATACTAATATTAAAGTCACTGGTAAGGGTAAGTTTGGTTGTGTTGGAATAAGTTCTAATGTTATTGAAACTGAAGCAGGATGTGGAGATCTTCTGTTTATTGACCCATATCCAGATGGTTTAAGTAATGAAGGTACAGTTGTTATTAAAGGTAGTTTACAGGTAGATGGTACAACAACATCGGTAAACTCAACAACATCAACATTAAATGATCCTATTTTACACTTAGGAGATCTCACTAGTGAAAGAACTGTAACCGAACCTGTTCTTTCTGGTATTAGTACAATTACCTTAGATTCTGTTGTAGGTATTAATACAGGTGATGTTATTTCATCAAGTTCTGCTTTATCAGCATCTGGTGTAGCAACAGTTACTCAGTATGATGAAGCAACTAGAATTATTACTGTTGATCAGACTATTGGTGCTCCAGGTATTAGTACCACGACACAATTAACAATTACCCACGCATACGATACTAATACTGATCGTGGTATTTCTTTTGGATACAATACAAGCACTGGTGCTGGTAATAATAAATTAGGATTCTTTGGTTATATTGACCAGACTAATCCAAATAGTAGTGCTACTGCAAGAGCATGGACTTACATTCCTGATGCTAGTACTGCTAATGCTTTAGTATCTGGAACTAGAGGATTCCTTGATATTAAAGGTATCTACTATCAAACTGGTGATTACAATACTCATGGTGTTGTATATTTTGATGAGAATGGATTACAGACATCAACTAATGCTGTAGCATCTCCAGTTAATACCTCAAAACAGATATTGACTGCTGTAACAAAAAACACTCTTGCTTTATCTGGTAGTGTAACTGTTGCTGTTGGTGATATTGTAAGGCAAGATACCACTAATGCTTATGGTGTCGTTGAAACTGGTGGATCTGGTACTTCAATAAGTTTGGTTGGTGTTGAAGGTACGTTTGATACTACTAACAATTTAAGGAAGGAAGGTAATAATGGTGCAATTGAAAACTTATCCGTAACAGCATCCTCTGTTAGTGTGATATATACTAATAAGCCTAGTTGGACTTCAACACTAGACGGAGGTACTTTCTGAGTTAATTATGCAACAACCTAATAGTGATGTGGATGTGAACGTTCTCGTTAGTTTATATCATAACAAACTTGCTCAATCATATAATCAAAATGTTCTTTTGGAAGCAAGAATACAAACATTAAGACAAGATCATGAAAAGGAAAAAATGGATTTGTTACAACAAATAGCAGATTTACAAGAAAAAACTGAAAGTAAACCAAAACCAACTACTTTGGGTAATATAGCATCAAGGAAATAAATGGCAAAACCATCAACTAGACAAGGACTTATAGATTATTGCTTGAGAAAGCTAGGTGCTCCTGTATTGGAAATTAACGTTGCTGATGATCAAATAGATGATCTAGTTGATGATGCTCTTCAATTTTTCAATGAACGTCATTTTGATGGTGTTGAAAGAATGTATCTTAAGTATCAACTTACTCAAGATGATATTGATAGGGGAAAAGCAAAAAATACAGACGGGGTTGGTATTGTAACTACATCTGCTACTTCTACAAATATAACAGGATACGGAACTACAACAAATAATTGGTATGAAACTTCTAATTTCTTACAGGTTCCAGATTCTGTAGTTGGAATAGAAAAGATTTTTAAATTTGATAGTAGCACCATATCAGGTGGAATGTTTAGTATCAAATATCAGTTATTTTTAAATGATCTGTATCAGTTTAATTCTATAGCATTACTTCAATATGCAATGACTAAATCATATCTTGAGGATATTGATTTCCTACTTACTACTGATAAACAGGTAAGATTTAATAAGAGACAAGATAGATTATATTTGGATATTGATTGGGGTGCAGAATCTGTTGGTAACTGGTTGGTTCTTGATTGTTATAGAGCATTAGATCCAAATTCATTTACTCAAGTTTATAATGATGTATTCTTAAAACAGTATCTCACTGCTCTCATAAAGAGACAGTGGGGGCAAAATTTAAGTAAATTTAAGGGTGTTAAGTTACCAGGTGGTATAGAAATGAATGGAGGAGAGATTCTCCAACAAGCAGAATCTGAATTAGAGTCTTTAAGATCTAGAATGGCAACTGAATATGAGTTGCCTCCATATGACTTTATAGGTTAATAAACATGGCATTAAATCCATTTTTCCTACAAGGTGCTCAGTCTGAACAGAGATTAACACAAGATTTAATAAATGAACATCTAAGAACTTTTGGTGTTGAAGTAACTTATATTCCTAGAAAGTATGTAAGTAGAGAGACAATCATGGAAGAAGTTACTTCTTCTAAGTTTGATGATAATTTTTCTATAGAAGCATATGTTAATAATTATGATGGATATGGTGGTGCAGGTGATGTACTAACAAAATTTGGAATGAGTATTAGGGATGAAGTAATTCTTACTATATCAAAAGAAAGATTTGAAGATTTTATATCACCATTTATGGCTGGATTGGATGATGGAAGTGATACTAGTGAAATTATTCTTTCTTCAAGACCAAGAGAAGGTGACTTAGTATATTTTCCATTAGGACAAAGATTATTTGAAATAAAATTTGTAGAACATGAAGATCCATTCTACCAATTAGGAAAAAATTACGTTTATCAACTTAAATGTGAACTCTTTGAATATGAGGATGAGGTTATTGATACTTCTATTGAAGCAATCGATACTCAAGTTCAAGAGGAAGGATTTATAAGTACACTTAGACTTGTTGGTTTGGGACAAACTGCTGAAGCATCTACTTCAATTGGTAGTGGGTTTATTAGTAAGTTATATTTAAATAATGATGGTTCTGGATTCACTTCAGCACCATCAGTTGTATTCAGTCCTTCACCTGCTAATGATACTGCTAGAGCAGTAGCAATAACAACAACTATAGCAAATGTAACTTCTATTGAGAAGATATTATTTACAAATCGTGGTTCTGGATATGTGACTCCACCTACAGTATCATTTGTTGGTGGTGGAGGTAGTGGAGCAGCAGCAACTTGTTCTATTGAAACTGCTTTACAGGGAGTAATTAGAATTAATACATTATCTGGTGGATCTGGGTATGGAACTGTACCAAATGTACTTATTGCTTCACCTGGTGCAGGTGTTACTGCTACTGGAATAGCATCTATTAGTGCTAGTGGTGATCAAAGCACTGCTTTCTTCAATCAAGATGATATTGTTAGATTTGTTTATGTTGATGAACCAGGAAAAGGATATACTTCAACACCAACAATTGCTATAGCAAATCCAGACTCAATGTCTGGAGTTGGAACTTATCAGTTTAATGAAATAATTAAAGGATCTCAATCTGGAACAGAAGCAAGAGTTAAGAATTGGGATGTTGATTCATATACTCTTCTAATAGGAAATGTTGGTATTGGATCAACAGTTTCTGGATTTTATAGGGGAGAAGAAATTGTGGGACAAACATCTGGAGCAAAATACGCATGTGCTTCGTTTAATTCTGACGATTCTAATGATAAATACAACGAGGGTGATGAATTTGAATTTGAAGCAGATAACATCCTTGACTTTACAGAATCCAATCCATTTGGTGTAGTTTGATATGTTAGGTACTTATTTTTATCACGAAATAATGAGAAAGACTGTTATCGCTTTCGGTACAGTTTTTAATGATATTAATGTTAGACATCAAGATAAAACGGGTAAAGATATTTCAAATATAAAGGTTCCTATTGCTTATGGTCCAAGACAAAAGTTTTTAGCAAGACTTCAACAGCAACCAGATCTTAATAAGGCTGTCCAAATTACATTACCTAGAATGTCATTTGAGATGACTTCTATCGGTTATGATCCATCAAGGAAGTCGGGAGTTACTCAGACATTTAAAGCACAAGATAATAAAAAATTTAAAAAAGTTTTCATGCCCGTTCCATATAATTTAGGGTTTGAACTAAATGTTTTAACTAAAACTCAAGATGATTCATTACAAATTGTAGAACAAATATTACCATTTTTTCAACCAGGATTTACATTAACAATAGATCTAGTTAAATCTATTGGAGAGAAAAGAGATATTCCTTTAGTACTTGAAAATATATCATTTACAGATGATTATGAAGGTAATTATGAGACGAGAAGAGCATTAATCTATACTTTTACATTTACTGCAAAAACTTATATGTTTGGTCCTATTGCTGATAGTACTGATGGACTTATCCGTAAGGTTCAATTGGATTACTATAGTGATACTAATAGGCAAAATGCTTCTCGTGAAATGAGATATACTGTAGAGTCTACTGCTAAGAAAGATTATAATGAAGATGGTTATATAGATCAGTTAGATAATCCACTGATTCCACCTGGTGATGATTTTGGATTTACTGAAGAAAGAACCTTCTTTGGAGATTCTAAAGAATATAGTCCCACTCGTAAGGTAGACATCTAATGGCTAATAAATCTGGAGACAATTCTTTAAGAGATTGGTTTAAGAAGAGTAAGTCTTCTGATGGTACACCTGGTTGGGTTCAATTAGGTGGTAAGTATTCTGGTAAACCATGTGCCAAGCAACCAGGTCAAAAGACTAAACCTAAATGCGGTTCAAGTAAAATGAAACGTAATCTAAATAAGAAAGAGGAAGCGGCAGCTTTTAGACGTAAAAATAAACAAGATCCAAATCCAAATCGTAAAGGAAAGGCAAAGAACGTGGCTACTGAAGAAACTATCGATCAACTGTTTAGAAGAACCTTCAAGGAGAAGTGTTGGGATGGATATACTCAGAAAGGAATGAAAAAGAAAGGAAAGAAAGTAGTTCCTAATTGTGTTAAAGAAGAAGAAAAGAAAGCAAAAAAAGATTATGATGGTGATGGTAAAGTTGAATCTGGAAAGGAAGAGTATCTAGGTTCTAAAGATAAAGCCATTAAGAAGGCAATGAAAGAAGGCAAGGGTGAAAAGGATGCTTGCTATAAGAAAGTGAAATCAAGGTATTCTGTTTGGCCAAGTGCTTATGCTTCTGGTGCTCTTGTTAAGTGTCGTAAAGTAGGTGCTGCTAATTGGGGTAATAAGAAAGAAAGTTATTCATGGAGAGATGATTTTGAATTTATTGAAGAAGGTGCTGCTTGGACAAAGAAAGCAGGTAAAAATAAAAAAGGTGGTTTAAATGAAAAAGGAAGAAAAAGTTACGAAAGAGAGAATCCAGGCAGTGACCTTAAAGCTCCTTCAAAGAAAGTTGGGAACCCTCGTAGAAAGAGCTTTTGTGCGAGGATGAAAGGTATGAAGAAGAAACTTACTTCTAAGAAAACTGCAAGAGATCCCGATTCTAGAATTAATAAGTCCTTAAGGGCTTGGAACTGTTAATATCATGAAAGATAATTATGATGATTTGAATGAAACATTTAACACTGAAATAGAAGTTCAGAACGTTACTGAAAATGGTTGCGTCCGAAGAAAGGAGGCAACCACTGATATAACTGATGATATCGATAAGGATTATAAGTATACTCGTGCTAATTTATATTCATTAATAGAGAAAGGACAAGAAGCACTTAATGGTATTTTAGAACTTGCTGGTGAAAGTGCTAGTCCAAGAGCATATGAAGTTGCTGGACAAATTATTAAGTCGGTTGGTGATACAACAGATAAGTTAGCAGATTTACAGAAGAAAGTTAAAGACTTAGATGAAGATGCTGTAAAAGCACCAAGTAATGTTACAAATAATGCATTATTTGTTGGATCGACATCAGAATTATCTAAGATGATAAAGGAAGGTATTCTAAATAATACTGATAATACTCAAACGTCTAAATGAGTAATAATAACGTAACAGAATCTAAGAATAATTTAGGAAGTTATCAATTTTCTGATTGGAGATCTGATTTTGAACCGACTGATTACATATCATATGATGTAATAAAAGCAGAACCACTTGTAAATGAAGGTAAAACCACTAGGGTTAGGGGTATAACGGTTCGTGGATCAGGACATCCAAAAGATTCAGCTTCAGGAACAAATGATAAACCACTCGTAGATTATTCAAAGATTAGAGCAAAAGCACCAATAACTAATGACGGTAAGAAAAAAGTTGACCCTTTAAAGAATGAAGTGATTTCTGCTTCTAATGAAATAGAAGGTAATTTTGTTGATGAAGGTTTACTAGCAGGTTTAAAAACACTTAGTGGGGTAGTTGGAGGAAAAACTTTAAAGGGGTGGTTAGTTAGAGGTGCTGCTTCTGGTGCTACTCAAGGTCTTGTTACTACAATGGTTGCTCCAGAAATTGCTAAATTACAATTAGCTTCTTCTGCACTCAACTATGCTGCTAGTCAGGGCAATAAAGCAAGATCTAAAACAGAAGATGAAGATGAGAGATTAGATAATGAAAGAAAAAAAAGAAAAGTTTTTAGACCTTATGTGAGGTATGAATCTGTTGAGGGTAAAAAGTCATTTTCTAATTTTTATGAGCAAGCAACTAGTGCCTTACAACAACCAAGTATTGGACAAAGAATAAAAAGTGGAATTACTAATTATGTTAAAGGTGAAGTTGACAATATAAAAAAGATACCAGGAAATGTTAAGCAGGGTATTAAAACGTATGGTAAAAATTTAAAACGTCAACCTGTTAAGACTATTTTACAGACTGCATGGAAACCAACAAAATGGTTAGCAAAAACTGGAGTTAAAGATGTAATAGTCAATAAAACTGCTGACACTATCATGAAGAAGACTGGTACAACAAATAATCCAGTTGCTAAATTTGCTAAAGGAGCAGCTGAATGGACTTTACCATACATGAAGTGGGGGGCAGCATCAAAACTTAAAGCTGCTGGATCTGTATTAGCTAAACCTCTTGCGGCAGCATCTGCTTTAACTTTATTGGATCAAAGACCTGCAGGTCCTAAAGATGAGAGAGCAATGATGAGAGATTCTATGAATCCAAAAAGTCCGTTATATAGAAAACGTAGTGAGGTGAAAAAATAATGAAAATATTATCTGCTGAAACAAATCTAGCATCTGCTACTAGTGTTAATAATTCGTCAGTATTAAGAGTCTTTAATAGTGACTCTTCTAATACCATGACTGTCACTAGAAAAACTGCAAG